TGCGCGGGAACCTCTTCGACGTCATCTTCCTCGACCATCTCAGGGATGGCAGCAGGGTCCATGACCTCCACGCCCAGGGCGGAGACGGCGTCACGGGTGTCGGCGCGGTTGTCGATGAACAGGTCGACCGGGCGTCCTGCATCGAGCTCGGCCTTGATGACGCCAGACTTGAAGGCAGGGGCCTCGGCGCCGGAGTCATTCATGATCAGGGCGTCGTACTCGAAGCCGATGGCGTCTAGGTCGGCCACGGTCTTCTCACGCTCGCTCTCGACGCGGTTCGTCAGCACGACGACCTCTTCGCCATTCTCGTCGATGTAGTCGATGACGCGCTCGACGGGCTGGCCGTCCTTCAGGATAGTGTCGTCGATGTCGGTGAAGATGCGGGGCATGTTAGAAAGAGGCGAGGGCCTTGGTGAATGAGTCGGCGAGGCCAGTGACGAGGCCCTGGGCGGCGGCCTGCTTGCCGGAGAAGACCTGACCACGGAGGGCGGAGTCTGCGACGAGCGCGCGCTTGGAGCGGATGGCGGCCTTGAAGTCTTCGTGAATCGAGTCGACGCCAGCCTGGAGGTCGGCGACCTGCTCGTCGGAGAGGGACGTGCCCTCGATGCCGGCGCCTTTCAGGGGGGAGCCAGAGGACTTGATGACGACCATGCGGACGCCAGAGTCTTCGTAGAGTTTCGACATATCAGGGACGGCCATGTAGACGCCCACGCTACCGACGGTAGCCGAGGGGCTGGCGACGACGCGATCAGCCTGAGAGCCAAGCCAGTAAGCAGCCGATGCCATCTCGGAGTCAGTGTAAGCCATCGTCGGCTTGCCGAGGTCGCGAATCTTGTTCGCCAGTTCTTCGACGCCGGTGACCGTGCCACCAGGAGAGGAGATGTTGAAGGCAATCTTCTCAACCGCAGGGTCGGCCGCGAACAGGTCGACGGCCATGGAGAGGTCGTTCACGTCTACGGCGCCCATCATCTTCTCGATGGGACTTAGGTTCTTGCCGATCACGCCGGCAATCGGGATGACGCCCACGCCGTTCTGGACGTAGGGCACCGGGGCCACGCCGAAGAACTGAGCGAGCATGTCAGTGAAGCCGAACTTCTCGGCCATGACAGAGAAGTCTTGGGCCTTGGCCGGGTCGATGAGCATCGGCTCACGGCCCTTGAGTGCATGGGAAAGGAATCGAGACATGTTATTTTTCGTTAGTAGAGATGCCTGGCTCGGGTTCAGCCTGGTCGACTTGGGCGACCGTACCGAGGGGAGTGTTGGTCGGGCGGAAGAGAAGCTCGAACGGGATGCCGTACTGCTTGGCGAGGTTCTGGATATGCGCCATGTCGGCGGCTCGCTTTTCCATCTCGGAACGGAAGTCGAGGCCGCGCTGGCCGTAGAGCTCAGACATGGACATCAGGCCCATCTCGATGTCGGCGCGATCGTTTGCGGCTTCGCGGCCAGCGTCGACGGTGACGGACTTCGGGGTCGTCCAGGATGCGTCCCACCAGCGAGGGTCGTCAGGGATTTCTCCTGCAGCAATACCAGCTGCCACGATATACTCATATGTCGGCTGGCAATAGGTGGTCAGGATTACCTGCTGATATTTATTGAAAACTCGGGCGGCCTTTGCGGTCACTAGGCGAACCGAGGCACCGCCGGCGGCGGTCGGGTCTTTCACGAACTCGTAAGGCAGGATGGAGCAAATGTCCTTTTCCAGCGCCGCAAGGAATCCGACGAAGGTGCTGTTCGGCCTTTTTGACTCAAAACTTTCAAAAGAATCCGAACTTTCCAGCACGACGGCTTTCCCGCCCATCTGGTTTGCCAGGTCATACGCCGTATTCCCGACGGACCCAATTTCAGAGGCCGCGTCTTCATCCATGAAACCTGAGCCCTTCTTGATAACGCGCACGGTGTCGCCGTTGTCGCGAACGGCCCTGCGTTCTAGCTCCAGGATTTCCTTAGCATCCTGCACGCACGTCAGCGAGGACTGGAGAACGGGGACTCCGCGGGAGCCGGAGGCCGTTTCCATGTCGACGATATGCATGACAGACTGAGCCTCAACCTTGCGGGCAGAACCGTCAGCCTGATAGACCGAGTAGTAAATGGGTTCGTTATACTTTCCGAAGCCGATGCCATCCCAGCAATCATCCGGGGTGTCGCGATCCGTAGGGTCGCCCACGCGGTGAGCCTCGATAATTTGCGTTCGGGCCTCGCCATCGAGCTCCGCCTTGATGCAGAAAGCGTCACCGTCTCGCACCATAGCGCGGATAAGGATTGATTGACACTGATAGAAAGACTTGCCGGATACGTCGAGGCGCTTGGCCTTCGACGCGAAGTAGGCTTCGTGCTGGCGTGCGACCTCTGGGTCGGTTGCGTGGGACTGTGGTTTGATGCCGTCGCCGACGACGTAGATGACTAGGTCATTCAGGATCTGCTTGAAGAGCGGGGACTCCCGTTCGGCCCAGCGGCACTTCTTGACCATCTCGTTTCGGTCCCATGGCGCCAAGTCGCGGCGCATGTCGTCCGGCTGCGGAGCGAAGATGACGCGGCGAGCGTAGGTGACGGCCGTGCTGCCCCAGGTGTTCCCGCTGTACTGGTTATTGAACGCAGCACCCGGAGAAGCGGCCGCGGCGGTCAGCGTCTTCTTGCTGACCTTCTTCGCCGGCTTCGGGCGGAGGCTGACGGTCGGGACGGGCTTTTTGCGGGAGGCCATAAATTATCCGAGACGGTTGTCCCAGCGGGAGTTGATCATCGTCACGCGGCGACCGTACTTGCCCGGGTCGAGGCGGCTCAGGGCGAAGAGGCTCTCGTTCAAGACCTCCTTCGGCGTCATGCCTGGGAAGGCCTTGGTCGCGGAACTGCCGGAGTCGGCGTAGGACATGAGCGTTTTTCCGTCCATGATCAGAGACAGCGCTTTCGCCTTGAGGTCGAGCAGCTCACATTCAGTGAGGCCAATAAAGTACCCTTGAGCCATTTGACCTGCGTGAATTGGCAACGATAGGGGGCGGCGACGCCCATGTCCACGCCACGAGACTCTTCCTTCCCGCAACCATCGGCGCCGCCGCTTGAATTCAGTGTTCCCGGGTTCATGCGGAAGGCAAGTCGGTTTCGGTTGTTTCCTTGCCGACGATGCCCCAGCGGACGGCGGCCAGCAGGCCGAGCAGCTCGCAGTCGAAAGCGTGATTGTCCTTCTTGCCCTGAGGGAGCAGCCACTGGGGCTTGCCCGTGCGCCTATCCTTTACGCGCACCTCGGCGCTCATCTGATCCACGTAGTCCTGCCCAGCGTCGAGGGCGTATGTGAAGGCGCGGCGCGAGCGGAGCCCGTGCAACAGATCCTTGCCCCCTAAATTCGACCAGACCAGGAGCACGGCGCGAGTCTGGAGACCGGGCACCATGATGGTCTGCTTATCCGAATAGAATCGGCGGGTCGTCTTGCCGTCCTTGGTCGTCACGCTGAAGTCTTCGTTGCCAGAGCCCTTCGCACATTTCCAGCCACGCATCGCCGTCTGACGATAAACGTCTTGGGCTTGGTCTCCGGCATCGACCATTACGAGGGCCGGATGCACGGCGTGGAGTTTGACGAAGGCCTCGACGTCCTGCCAGGTATCAATCTTGGCGAAAGCCTTAAGACGGCTATGCCCGGTGCGACTCCAGCGGCGGACCACGCAATATAGGTGACCACGTTGCACGTCGATGCCGGCGGTTCGGAAATGGAACGAACCTTCAGGCGCTCCCTCGCGGTCGACGACGCGGCCCTTGGGCGTGATGACCGACTCGCCCTCCCAATCGTCGGCCATGTTATAGTTGGCGGCCTGAGCGATGTTCACGATCTCCCCGCCTTCTTCGGCCCACGGAAGTGCAAGCCTCTTCTGCTTGAATTGGCGACGAGCGTCGTCACTGCCGTAGACCTCAAAGTCTTCTTTCCCCTTGATCATCATGACGGCCAGCTCGCCCCAGCTCATCGACGCGAGCGAGTTCCAGTGAAGGCCGATGTGCCCGGAGTTAGCGGCCGAGGCCGTAGCCACAAAGCAGCCGCGGGCGTTCGCTTCCATGCGGGTCGCGTTGGTGTCGGGCAAGCGGGTCTGGCATCCGGCGCACTCGTAAGTCGTGCCGGTGCTGACCTTCTGCAAATCCCATGAGCCTGTCAGCTTGGCGTCTTCTGGAAAGCGGACCTGCTCCCAGAGGTAGGGCTGAAGATGCGAACAAGATTCTATGGGGCATCGAAAGTTCCAATCACGCTGATCGGTGGATTCGTGCAGCTGATGGAATTCCTGCCCGGCCCTTCCGCCCTGGCTCATGAAGATTCGCTTACCCATCCAGCCGAACGCAGTCACTCGAGCGCTCAGTTCCGCAAGGTGCCCGGGAGGTGCCATCCAACATTCATCTGCAATTGTGTAACGCAGTGAGAGGCGCTGAAGGTTCGCTTCGTTCCAGAGGCCTCGGCAGTAAAGCGTCATGCGGTCGAAGTCCGTCGTCGTCGAGCGGTCCATGTCGTCGACCGAGATGCGGGCCTTCACAGGCGGGCAGTTGTTCCAGACCGGGCGCATGTAGCGAAGGGCGAAGTCCTTAGATTCCGCATCCGTACTTTGAAAGACTGCGGTAGGTCCGGGAGCGTTCGCGATGATGTGGCAGGTGAACAGACGGGCGAAGAGAGACTTGCCTGACTGGATGCTGGCGAGGATGGTGAGCATCTTCGTCTCGGGGTCGGCAGCGATGCGTAGCGCTTCCGCGATCCACGGCGTCCGCTCCGACCTGAACGGCCCGGGCATCGGCGAGTCGGGGATGGCGAGGACGTTGTCTTCGAGCCACTGGACCACGTCACCAGAGTCCGCCGGCTTCAGCACCTCTCGGCCTACGCGGAGCAGGTCAGCCTTGTTCATCGTTCGCGGATAGGTCGGCCTTCGTTCTGCGGACCCAAGTCTCGAGAGCCTTCACGGCCCGAGCAGGGTTCTCGCCGTTGCAGGCCTCGGCGACATCGAGCGCTAACTTGTCGAGGCGGTTCACGACTTCGCCCATCAGTTGACGCATGGCCTCAGTCGCTTCCTTCGAGCTGATGTAGTCCTTAGCCAGGATGAGCCGGCGTTCCTGTTCTTCTTCCAGCGCGACGAGCGTCTTGAGGCTCTGGTTGTACGCGGTCTGGTACTTGCCCTGGTTCGGGTCTCCGCCTTCCATCGATGCAAGCCAGACGCCGCGAGCCCGACCGACTAGGGCACGGTGCTCGCTGATCGTGTCGGCCAGCGTCCCGTCGTCGAGGTTGGCTGGTGCAGCCTTCGGCGCCTTCGCTGACCGGGCTTCGTCTCGAGCGGCTCGCCATGCCTGGGCGGCTTCGACCGTATCCGTCGGCATGCCCTCGCGCTTGAGCACGGAGACGCGCTGCGGCGTGATGTTCAGCGCCGTGCCGATCTCGAGGTTGCTAGGTTTACGCGTCATGGCCGAGTGCTGGAGTTCCCCCGTTTGCTGTTTTGGTCAAAACCATCACTTGCCCTCGTATAAAAGAAGGGCATGTGACGCCCAA